TACGCGAAGGATAGAGGGTACCACTTCGAGATATGGACTGAGAAAGAACTCACCGCTATGGGTATCATGCCCAAGTCAACACAACGTATGCGTACCAAGAAACCGTTAAAGAAATTACCTCCTTTCAGAAAGAAGAGAAAATAACGTATAAATAGAAGTACGAATTTTAACGGATACTTCGATGTCTAACATATTTCAAAGATTAGAACTACAAGCGTTCCGTGCTGGTATTACACCGCGCACGAAAGAGTCCCGTGATTGGTTTCGTAAGAAGATCAAGAACATGCGTAGTATCAAACGTGAAGCATTGATGAAAGAAGACCCGTTGAAGCAAACGAGTCAAGAGATCGTCGGTGGTATGTACATGTTCTTCTACGATCCTAAACATAAGGATACGCTACCGTACTACGACACATTTCCATTGGTCATTGTAGTGGGTCCAGCAGAAGGTGGGTTCTATGGGTTGAACCTACACTATCTACCTCCTATCTTACGCGCCAAGATGTTGGATGCGTTGATGGACATTACATCGAACACTAAATTCAATGACTCTACACGATTCAAGATGTCGTATGAGTTGTTGGTCAAGTCAAGCAAGTTGAAGTACTTTCAACCATGTTTCAAGCACTACCTGAACGAACATGTAAAGAGTAAGTTCTCTATGGTCCCAGCACCAGAGTGGGAGATTGCTACATTCTTACCGACCGCAGACTTCCGTAAGGCAAACTCTAAGAAAGTATACTACGACTCCAAGAAAATGATAGGCGATTAACAGATGGCTGGAATAGAAGATTTAAAAGGTAAACTTATATCCAAGAATGGTATGGCGATGTCCAACCAGTATTCTGTGGAAATGCCCTCTGAGGTAGGAAGTGGTCTAGATGGTGGTGTTAAAACTAAACTCAAAGGGATGTCGGGTACTACTGCTAATCTATTGTGCAAAAGTGTCTCCATGCCTGGTAAACAGATTACTACCTTAGATCGTCAGATAGGTATCTTCAGTGAGAAGGTCGTTAACGGGTTTGCAGTAGATGATGTCACAATGACTTTCTACGCATTGAACGACTATGGCGCAAAGAAGTATTTCGACACGTGGCGTTCTGCTATGTTAGGTGAGTACGCTGTACCTAAAGAAGAACCGAACGAAGAGGAAGAGGGAGAACCTAAACCTCCTAAACCAACTCCTCTACCCAAAGGTACCGTCGGATACAAAGACGATTACGTTGCTCCGATAAAGATACATCAACTGAGAAAGCCTATTGCTAGGGTAGGATTCGACGTAGGACCTTTTAGTATAGACTTTGATCTATTAGGTGCATCCATATACAGCGTAGAGTTGGTGGACGCATTCCCAACCACAATTACTAGCATCGAACTGACCAATGAAGCGGATGGTTTGGTGGAGATTAGTGTAACATTCTCCTACACTAACTGGAGAGTCATCAAAGACGAACGAGGATTAGGAGAATTAAAACTGAGTTTGGGTTCAATATTTTAAATTATAGGATTACATAATGGCATTACCAAAGTTAAACGCATCACCAACATATGAATTAAACGTACCATCTACAGGACAACTAGTTACTTTCAGACCCTTCCTAGTGAAGGAACAAAAGAATCTATTGATTGCGATAGAGACACAAGAGAGACGCGACATGATGCGAGCTGTTGTGAGAACTATTGAGTCGTGTGTAGAAGAGAAAATGAAGGACCTGACTATTTTCGACGTGGACTATATGTTCACGAAGATACGTGCAAAGTCTGTCGGGGAAACAGCAACACTGATTATCCCATGTGAAGAATGTAATCAAGGTTCGGAAGTACCGATAGAACTAGAAAGGATTATGCTACAGGGTGAAGTGGTTGATGATAAACTCATTGAGTTGACAGACGACATCTCTGTACAGATGAGGTACCCAACCTACGCAGATTTTATGGACAATGATAAGTTGTTCAAGGACAATTCTTTAACTGAGACTATTTTGGAAATGGTGATGACTTGTATAGAGTCAATCAACACCCCAGAAGAGAAATTCTCTACAAAAGATGAGCCACGAGAAGAGTTGGTCGACTTTGTAGAATCTATGTCAGCCGAACAGTTTGAAAGGGTGACAGAGTTTGTGAATGGAATACCAACAATAAAACAAGAAGCGGACTTTGTGTGTGACCATTGCGGTCATCACAATGATCGTGTACTAAAAGGAATGGACGATTTTTTTTAATAAATCTCTCCCATGATAACTTGGCAAACTACTATCAAGTTAACTTCCAACTAATGAACAATTATAGTTACTCATTAGATGAAGTGGAAAGTATGTTGCCTTGGGAGAGAGAGATTTACTTGAGTATGTTAATCGACGATATTAAAGAAAAAAACGAGAGAGCAAAACAACAACAAGGTTAAACCATGGCACTTTCAACACTAGCAGATACTTTAAGATCACAGAATACGCAACTGGTCAACATCAATGATGGTATCAGTAATATTGATGCGTCTTTCTCTAAGTGGTTTGTTGCACAAGAACAAGCAAGACTAGAAGACCTAGAACGTGAACGAGATAACGCGGCTGCTTCCGGTGCCGGTGGTTCTGCTGGTGGTGCAACTGGATCCGGTGGTGGCGGTGGCGGTGGTGGTCGTTCCGGTGGTATGTTCGCTGGGATGGGTGCTGCATTAGGTTTAGGTAGAATGAGTGGGGGTCTTGCGAAGGCAGGTATCTTCGGTCTTACTCAGATGATGTCCGAAACTCTAGGTAGTGCCATCACAGAAATGACTGGGGATAGTGACCTAGGTGCCGCAGCCGCGAATGCTGCTAAGTTCGGTGGTATAGGTGCATTGTTCGGTAAGAGGTTTGCAGTACTGGGTGCGGTTGCTGGTGCATTTGCTACTCCAGAAAACATAGAGATGTTAGGGGAAATTGGAGATACTCTAGGACAGAAAGGAAAGGAAGTAAAGGACGCAATTGCTGGATTGGGCATAGCATTACCATCGTTATCAGATGTTTACAAAACACTTGCAGATGGTAGTAATGAAATACTAAGTGGTATCAATTCATTACTCAAGGGTGACGTTCAAGGTATGGCTGAAAACGTAACTGGGTTTGCGGCAGCTGGTGGTATTGCTAATGCGGCGAATTTAAAATTGAATAAGAAACTGGCGGCAAACCGACCTCCGCCTACCAACCCAGCATCATCAATGACTAAACAGGAAAGAATAGCAGCTAACAATAAGACTGCCAGTGGATTGAGTAAAAAGAAACTGGATGCACTTGCAAAGAAAGGTATCACTGTAGATAAAGGTGGAATGAAACAGAACGGTAAGTTCATGTCGGCCGACAAGATGGATGATGCGTTGAAGAGTGTCAAGGCACCTTCTTCCGGTCAAGCAAAAGGGTTATCAGCTGCACTGGCAAAGTACAAGAACTTTGGTAAGTTTATGAAATTACCTATAGTAGGTCAACTCGCGTCTGTCGGTACTATTGGATTAGTATTAGCAAACGATGACTTATCCAACAAAGAAAAAGCAGCGGAAATCGCTGGAGCACTTGGTGGTATCGGTGGCGGTACTCTTGGTGCACTTGCAGGGGCGACACTAGGTACAGCTCTGCTGCCTCTTGGAGGTACAGCGGTCGGTGGATTAGTAGGTGGTATATTAGGTGGGTTCTCAGGGGATTACTTAGCGAAAAACATTGCAGAGTGGATGATAGATGGTGGCGGTGAACTCGTCGATACCATAAAAGATATCACCGGAATGGGTGGTGGTGGTACTAGTACTGTTGCTGGTGGTAGTGGTGGTTTAACTGGTGCACCGCCTGCAATGAAGATGCCAACCGCAACTGGTGCTCAGATTAAAGACGGTACTACACAGTCACAGGCACTCGCTGGATTGGGTGGTGGTACAACCGTGGTTGCTCCACAATCATCTAATGTTTCCAATTCAAGTAGTAACACAAGTTTGGTATCAAGCGCACTCACGTCAGCGGATAGCTACGACCAACTATCGGGTACCAGAACAGCATAAAAAAAGGGGACCGAAGTCCCCTTAAAACTATCAACTACAATATATTCTATTCTTCTGCAGCCATCTGTGCGAAGTAAGATAGAGTATCGTCTGCGGCTGCGACAGCAGCAACCGGAGCAGGAGCAGCTGCAACAATAGTAGGTTCAGAAGAAGTGTCCCAAGGTGGAGCCTCTTCCGCACTTGCAAGTGCCTCGTTCTTAATAGTAGAACCAGCGCCAGTCGCAAGACCTAGTACGGTCTCCAACTTCTGCTTCAACTCATCATAAGTCTTGAACCACTTAGCATCATGTGCGTTAGGATAGTCCGGTACTATGAATTCGTTCAAGTCATACAATGTATTGTACACTGCTTCAAGTTGTGTCTCATCAGCACCCAAGAACTGAGAAGGTGACTTAAAGTCTGACTTGTCATAGTTACGGTATCCAGCAACGTTACGAATCTTCAGTTCGAAGTCCGCACCACCCCAGAAATCAAAAGGATTGACCGGAGTCTCGCCTGGGAATTCTGGTTGCATCTGGTCCATGATCTTATCAAAGATCTTCTTACCGAACTCATAGATGAATGACTTACCATTATTGGAAGGGTTTGCAGGGTCGTTAATAACTTGAATGTTAGTAACGTAGTGTAGACGACGCTTCTGGCGACGTGCAGTTTCTTTGTCTTCTTCGATGCCTGAGTTCCACAGACGCGAGTTCAACTCACCCAGTGGGTCATTCTGACCTAGGGTAGTCAATGAACGTTCGATGTACCATTGTCCGGTCGGACCTTTGAATGCGTGGTCCCAGTAGCGAACCCACGGTAGGTCTTGACCTTCAGTAGCAGGAAGAAAACGAATCACGGCGTAACCATTACCTTGTTCATCAACGGTAGGTTTCCACTTGCGGTCGTCTTGGTATTTGTTGGTGTTAGATACTTGACCGGATGCTTCGGTAGCAGCGGTTACAAGCTTTGAGATGTCCATAGATTTGGACTTTAGATTTGCAAAAGACATAATATTTCCTTAAATATAAACTTAAATATAAACAATGTATGAGATCACCCATAAGGGTATAGCTATTTATACGTCTAGTGTATTCTGTTTTGGCAGAAAATTCAACTGACGTGCCTCACTCTCTAGATGTTCAACTATCGTGGGAGACAGATACTTCTTGATATCTTCCAGTTCTAGTCCGTTCTTCTCACAGAGATGCACAATGGAATCCATGTATGACATCCTGTGTTGGA